CTCCCAATTCTTTGCATCATCTCCATATCCTAATCTTTTATTTTTTTGTCTCATCATTTCTAATAGCTTATAGTATTCTTCTTCTCCTTGACTTATATCTACTTTCACACCACATACATATCGCTCTTCCTTATCTAATTTTTCTAACCAGAGAGCTTCTCTTTGCTCTTCGTTATAGATTTTGTTTCTATAATACACTGGTAGAGCTAACTCTATACCTTCGCGTGTTTTATACGTTTCTATCGTTTTCTCTTTCTTATACTTATTACGCTTACTATCTCGTCTATTCACATATTCACTTCCTATTCCCTGACTCGTAAATATCTTACTATTATACGTTTTATGACTTTCATCTACTTTGTTCACATACTTCACGATATAATTTATCGTTTTCGCACTCACATATTCCCCAATCCATATATTTCCATATTTCCATATCTCTTTTATATCCTTCACTTCGTCTGTCCATACAATACCATGCATATGCACTCTTTCTGTGTTCTGGTGTCCCAATTCTGTCACTAACCAATGTCTCAACGTCTTTCCATATTTTTTTCTCCATCTTTCCGTATATCTTCTTACTGCTAATCTGCATATTTCATTATCTCTATCATATCCACTTAATCCTTTTATCTCGTTATCTAATTTTTGTAACTCGTGTTCCGAAAATGTGTAAGTTACAAACTTAGCATTTTTGTTAACGCGAATATCTTCTTGCAGTCTTACTTGCCAGTTTCTTGCTTTTTGCTTTTTGCATTCTATACATTTCCCACATCCCACCGGCACCATTAACACTCTTTTATCACTAATAGGGGGGATGACCCCCCCATTTTTCTTATTTTTAGTGTACTTCCTGTTTCGTATCAATCTTGGATACAAACACATTCTTAGTAATTAGTTTTAATTTTTGGTTTTAAAATTCTTATGAATTTTTCTGCCACACTACTTCCTACTATTAATGCCATTAACCCTTGTACTTTTACCATATCTTCCTCATTATTTACTGGGTCTAATCCTACACTTGTCAATAGGTCTACTAATTGACTTCCAGTTACTTGTTTACTTTCTTTCAACTCATCTAGTCCTTTCTTAACTTTATTCCATTGGTCTAATGTTTTTAGATTCGTTGTTTCTTGTATTGTTTTTACTTTACTTGCTTCTAATCCTAATTTTTCTGCTATTAATTTATCTATTCTACCTTTACTTTCTGGTGTTTCTCCTGCTAAGTTTTGTCTTTCTACTTCTTTTTTCTGTGTATCTTTTTTTATGTTTTCTATTTGTGCCCCAATTAACATTGCATTTGGGTCTATCCCTTTATTCATTTGGCTACTGCCTTTACTTGCACTTCCACCACCTTGACTTCCAGTTGTTCCACCTTGTCCTGCACTTCCATACATTAACGCTGGGTTTAACCCTGCATCTTTCATATGTTGTACTTGTGCTCCATAATTTGTTTTATTCCACATATCCATTTGTAAATCATGCCCTTGTTTATTCAACATTCGTTGATTTCCATATTGCTGATTTGCTAAATTTTGTTCATTTCTATAATTTCTTCTTTCGTTTTGATGTCCTTGCATCATCCCTAATCCTATTCCTAGTATACTCATATTTCTATATTGTTATCTATTATTTCTAATATTATTATTGCTATTATTATTTTTATCATAATTTCTTTTTTTTCGCGCTTTTACAAAGCGTTCTTATTTCCTTGATATATAAGAACAGATGCGTACCACTCTTATCAAAATAGGGGGGATGACTTACTCAAAACACCCCCCTTATTTCTTATTTAGCTTCTGCTGTACCTTCTGTTGGCTTAGCTCCGCTATCTTTATTATCCACTTTTAACTGTACTACTTTTGGCTCATCTTTACTCTTAGTTATTTTGCCTTTAGCATCACGTTTGGCTTGGATACTTCCTTCTACCTTACTCATTGCGTCTGTCGCAATTTCCCATCTATCCGTTCGGATATTATATGCACTTTTTACACCTTCTTTACGTTCCGTAAATATTTCTGGCGCCCCATCACTTATTGGCTCTTTGTTACTCACAATTCTCTCAATCTTGTGTTCTATTGGTTCACCTTCAACACATTCTACACTTGTTAAAGTACTTTTACTTGGTTTTCTATATTTATACATATTTTTTTTTTTATAGGTTAGGTATTACTTTCGCACTCATCTTTCTTCTAGCTAGTATCTTATTACTAATTTGTACCCAGAAATTTTGACTACTTAAATCATTTTGTGCAAATATTTCATTATACTTATTTGGGTCTACATACGTTGTTAAATCTTCGATTCCTGTTGTTCCTTGCTCATATCTTCTGTTTAGTGTCATAAACATACTATTTCCTTCTATTGCAAAGTTTCCTCTTGTTTGATTTACATTTGTCATATAGTTAATCCATGCTGGTTGTTTTCCTGCTGTATTATATGTTACTACACCCGTTGCACTAGTTTCTGTATCAAACCATGCCATTTGATCTGTTATCAAATCTTGATATCCTATTGCGTCTAACGCTGGTTTATGCAAATCATTCATCGTTTTTAGATTTGTATCCCATTTATTCCCTTGACTATAGTCTACTCTTGGTGTTAAGCTTACTATACCAATTATATAACTTGGCTCATCTACTTTAATTTTAATTTTACCACCTTTGTTTTTTCCAGTCAATCTTCCACGTCCCGCTAATGTTCCTAACGGTTGCGCTTCACCATTTACATCGTTTACATCACTTAAACTTACTACTTCTTCGAATCCTAGTTCTTTTATCAAACTTCCATGATAAACAGGGTTTTCACAGCTTTTTGCTCTTTCATGCGTATATACTGCATCTAGCCAGTCGTCATAACTTCCACCACTTATCGCTATTCTATTTAACATATTATATACTTTATTTGCTAAGTTTAAACTATCTATTGTAAACTCATCTCCTGCTGTACTTACTGCTGTTACTTCATTAATTCCATTACTTCCATCAATCCATTCTGTACTAATCCAGTTATTGAATAAATCACTTTGATATGTTTTTATTCCTAATCCTTCTTGGCTTGCTAATTTATAGTATTTTCCATCTGCTATGTCTCCTGTCCATGATAGTCCTAATCCATATGGACTTGCACTACTATTATTTACCGTATATGCTGTTGTACTTCTTACTGCTTCTAGTATATCCATTCTCATATCATCGATATTATCTAACGGGAATTCCACTAATTGCGGTAAACCTTCTCCATCTGGTATATCATTTAATACTTCTGTTTGTGCTACTTGCCAGCTTTGTGAACCTGCTCTTACTCCGTTATATCTTCTGAATGTTATTGCATAACTTCCATTTATTTCTCCACCTACAGTATGTTCATCAAATTCATCTATTGCTAAAGTTTCTACACCACCACCAATCTTTACTTTTACATCTTCTGCTAATGGTAATCCTTCTACTACATCTCCACTTTTTACATATACTACTAATTCTACTGCATATGCTGTTGTTAAACTTGTATCTACCGTTCCGTATCCAGCACCTTCTACACTATATGGACTTAACCCCGTTAATGTTCCTTGACTATTTGTTGTTATTACATCTGCACTCAATACTTTAAACGCATTACTATCTTCTGCGTGTACTACAAATCCTCTTTCTTCTTGTTTATTCGCATAGTAATTTTTATATATATCCCAATATCCTAGATATGGCACTGCATTAAATGTTCTCCATATATTTCCTGTTCCTCTTCCAACCCCTCTTATATTTAAATATGAGTATATACTTGAACTATTTACTTGTTGATTATCTCCTTTCGTACTATTATATTTTGCTATTAATTCCATCTGTGGCAATAATATCTGGCTCATATCCATCCCTATATTTAGCATATTCATGTGTAATTTACCATTGTACAATCTTATTGGACATTGAAACACATCTAACTGCACTTTATAACTTCCGAATAACGGTCCTACTGTTGGTAACGTTTTTACATCTACATCCAAGTCTATATCAAAGCTATCTCCCGGTAGTGCTACCTCACTCATGAACGGCACTAACGTTCCACTTGCCATACTACTTCTCCATATATACCCTAAGTCGTGGCTACTTCTTTCATAATTTCTTAGACTT